CATCTTGACACAAAGGTTTATAATGTTCATTATAAAACAATTTTAGTTTATCTTTTAATTCTTTAATTTCTTTTTTAGGTGGTCGTCCAGATGCTTTTTCATTACATAATATTTTCATACAGCAATTAATAAACTCTTTATCTATCTTTGGTAATGAACTATGATTGTTGTAAAAATCTAATAAATAAAGTTTCATAAACTGCAAAGTATGAATGACTATTTTATTTGCCTTAATAACAGTTTCATTAATTTTAGTTTGATTAATTTCATAATGTTTAAGAACATGTTTTAATGAAACTTTTACACACTTGAAAAAGTCATCAGGTGGTTCTTCTTTAATATTCATTTCTATATTATCACTAAATATTTTATTTTTGATTTTTCTCCGCATTTATATTATAAATAACTAGTCTTTAAGTAGTTTTTTAATAAAAATATATTTAGTTGTTCTAATTTGATTATCATCATTAATTCTACAATCAGAATTATATATATTGTATTCTTTTTTTGTAATATGTTTGATTATAGATAAATAAGGTCTTTTACATTGTTCTGGATTTCTTACTCCTTTCATACAAGCATAACTAAAATATTTTCTGATATCAGGTATTAACTCTATTATTTTATTTTGTTTTTCAGTGTTATTATCTAATTCATATAATGTAATACTATTTTCTTTATCTAAATCAATTATATTTATAATTTTTTGTAAAATTTCATCTTGTTCCTTTTTATATAATTCTTCTTTTAACCGCATTATATACTTAAAAAGTATTATTAAATAATTTTTAAGTTATTTATTCTTTATAATTTTTAGGTTTCCTTTTTAATGTAGATATGCTTCTTTTATATTTTTTAAGTTCGTCATTTTTAATAGCATAATTAACTTGTTCTTTTGTTATTTTATAAGATAATGGTTTCCTATTATGTCTTTTTACAGATTGTTCATCATTGTATCTATCGACCCATCTTTTCAAACTAATTCTTGAACAACTAAAATCACTACAAGTTTTAGTTAGATTATGAGATTTAGTTAAATAATGTTTAATGGCACTAATTTTATAATCTTCACTATGATGTTCGGGCATTTATATATAAATACACTAGATTAATAAAAACGTTCATTTTAAATTTCCGAGGGTGTAAATATATTTACAAAACATCCAAATTTAAATTTAGCAAAGAAATATGATAATAATTTAATATGTTATACAAAAGAATTAATAAAAGAAAATTTTGATGGGTGGTTTTCATCAATTGAAAATAAAGTTAGTGTTGAAGTTGGCTTATACTAATATAATATGATATATTATATTTAGTTAAAAGATGTTATTAATGAAAAATCATTGTATTATAAATAATTGTAATATATTCATCAATTGTTTATCAATATATTATAAATAATTGTAATATATTCATCAATTGTTTATCAATATATTATAAATAATTGTAATATATTCATCAATACTTTAAATTAGATTCAAACCAATAATACCCGAATTAGATTCTAATTGTATTAGATTTTATTAATAAAATTATCAATATATTATAAATAATTATAATATATTCATCAATGTATAAAATTAGATTCAAACCAATAATACCCGAATTAGATTCTAATTGTATTAGATTTTATTAATAAAATTATCAATATATTATAAATAATTATAATATATTCATCAATAATTATTATAGATTGTAATATTAAATTTGTTTATCTTTATATTAATTTAAAGAAATTAATTTACATCTAAAATATTAAATACTTTATATACCATAAATAAATAATTTATAAATAATTAAAATAAATAATAATATATTATTGTATATAGGGAAAATATACATAAGAAATAGTTTTTTATTGAATAATACCAATAAAAATACCCTACATAAATAATAAAAAAATACAATAAAAAATATAAAAAAATGACTAGCGGTACGCAGTTGGTACTTAAATATCATATTATTAATAAAATTAATTATTTTTATCAATAAGTTTATGATTAAAAATATTTAATAAATATTTTCAAAAGGCTCTTTATTTTTTAATAACCACCTTGTAAACATTCTTTATTTTTATTTTTTAAAAATTCAAGTGCTTTTTCTTGATTATCTTCTAATATTTTAGAAAATTCATTAATAACATGATTTTTTACTAAGTTTTTTTCTTTAAAATCATTTAATTTTACATCTAAATCTAATTTAATTTCATCAAATAATTTAATTAATAAATTAATATTTTTATCATCATCTTTTTTATATGTTTGATAAAATTCATTTTGAGTATTTTCAAAAATGTCATTTAATTGTTTATGTAATTTTGTCATAGTTTTTTCAATTATAGAATTTAATTCAATTTCATCATATTCTTCATTATCATTAAAAACACGTCCAGTTTCACTTTTTTTATCTATAATAATATTTGAATTAATATTATTTTTTAATATATCTTTATAAAAAGTAGTATATTTTAATGTGCTAAATAAAATTCTTTGAAGTTCTTTTTCAGGTATATGTGATAAATCCCAATCTTTATCAAATGAAATCAATTTTATTGTCAGATTATTATTTATTGTTTGATTTTGAATATTATTATTTTGAATATTATTATTTTGGATTAAAATTGTATTATTTTTTTCCTTTATAAATTGATTTTTATTTAATATATCAATTTCTTTATCAGTAAGACAATTAGAAGTATCTTTTTTACAAGGTGTTTTTCTTGCTAAGTGTGATTGTACATTATATTTTTTATTGTGAGTAAAATTGCAGCGATAACATTTATAATTTTCTGGCATATTATTATATACATATATAATATTTTTTTATATATAAAAAAAATAAATGCCAATAATTATATATCAATAAAATATAAAATATAAAATAAATATTATATTTATTGCTAAATATTCAACAAAACAATTATTTTTATTTATTATAATAATTATTATAAATAAAAATGCCAGAAAAATGCCAAGAATAAATTTGGCATTTTATATGTAAAAATCACATATTTAACTTATTTTATATAGATTTTTAAACACAAAAATAAATGCCAAAAAAATATTATTACCAACAAAAATATTATTTTTATTTTTATTTTTATTTTATCAATATATTTATAATATTAATAAATAATTATAAAAAATAAAATAATATAAAAAATAAAATTACTAGAAAAAACGCCAGTAAAAATGCCAGTAAAAATGCCAGTTAAAAAAAATATAAAAAATATAAATTAAAATAAAAAAATACAAAAATTAAAAATATAAAATTGCATTTTTATATAAAATATATAAAAAATATAAAAATAAAGTTCTGGCATTTTCTCTGGCATTTTACTTATTTTGATATAAAAATAATTGATGATAAAATAATAATTTTATTATTTTATCAAAAAAGAACAATAAAATAAAATGCCAAGAAAAAATAATAATAATAATATAAAATGCCAAAAATAATAAATAATATTTAATAATTATAAAATATTATTATCAATAAAAATATTATATTTATATTTGTATTTATTTTATCAGTATATTTATCATAGTATTAAAATGTTATAAATATAAAAAATATTTGTTCCAAAATAAATTGCCAGAAATATTAGATACAAATTTGCATTTAAAATATGTAAAAAAAAATAGTAAAAATGTTAAAAATAATTTTTTGACAAAACCCATTTGTGTATCATAATTTTGAAAAAACTAAAAAGATACTTTTTTAGAACTTTTTATAAAAAAATATGATTTATAAAAGATTTTTCATTTTTTGACAAATCCCATTTGTGTATCATAATTTTGAAAAAAACTAAAAAGATACTTTTTTAGAACTTTTTATAAAAAAATATGATTACATTTTATAATATATATACTAAAAATATTTATAAATAAATATAGGCATAAATTTACAATAATAATTATTAAACTTATAAAAAAGATTGATAAATAAATTATATTATTACAAATATATTAATATATTTAAAGAAAAAATATTATAAAAGCACCTAACAGTGCGCGGCCTAAAAAATATATATAGGGGAAAAACAACAATAATAATTTAAAATTATATTAATTATACCTAATAAAAATAAATATATACATCAAAGTATATATATTTAATAATAAATAGCATTTTTTGTAAATGTTTAATTAATTTTGATATTCATTATAACACCTATCAGTGCTATGTGGTTTACGCCACAATCAACTTGCTACTTAAGTACTAGTATAATAAATTTTATTAATAAAATAATTTATGAATTATTAGTGTCTTGAATATATTTGTTATTTTACTTCTTGATAAGTCAATGTCTTTAACTTTTTAGTAATAAATCAATATTATTTAAAGATTTATAATTAAATATTTATAATGAGTAAAGACACGCATAATAAATCAATATTATTTAAAGATTTATAATTAAATATTTATAATGAGTAAAGACACGCATAATAAATGCAATATTAATTTTAAATCAAAATTTGTATATATTGAAAATAAATGTATTAACATAAATGATTATATTAACGAATATATAAATAATAATAAAAAATCTGAACTTAAATGCATTAATGGTCATGAGTTGATTGTTGCGAATGGACAAATTAAAACTCCATATTTTAGACATAAAAATAGTGATGATGTTGGTGGATTTCCTATGACAGAATGGCATAGTGAATGGCAAAGTAATTTTCCAAATAGAGAACAACCATTTCCAAGAATTAATGATAAACAAATTAAAAATAGAAAAGCAGATGTATTAATAAAAGATCATAACTTTGTTGTTGAATTTCAACATAGCAAAATTGATTATGAGGAAGTAAATAATCGGAAAAATGATTATGATTTAAATAATAAAAAAATAATATGGATTATCGACGGAAATAATGGTATCAGTGTAAAAAATCTCGATTATTGTAATAGATTTTTTTTAGAATTTACAAATGATACATGGAAATATAAAAGTTTTATGTGTTATGAATATATTTTTATAGATATTAATGGTTTAATTTATAAATTATCACCAAAAAATGTTAAAAGTAATATGACAGATGTTGAACAACCAATTATAAAAGAAGATTTTATCAAGTTATTAAATTCGAACGATAAATTTATTAATACATTTGATTTACCACATCAGTGTAACTTATATATTAAGCAGCAAGGAGCAGGGAATGGAAAAACATTTGGTTTAATTCAAATGCTAGAATCAAACGAATTTGAACATTATAAATATTTTTTAATTGTGACAAAACAACATTCGGCAAAATATATTATCTATAAAGAATTTAAAGAACAAATTGAAGATGGACGCCTTAAGTATTTAAGTATTGATAATGAAGAATATGAAAAAAAAAAATATAAATTCACATATACTAATAAAAAAAATAATTCACAATGTCGATTGGTAATTGGAACGATTGATTCACTATTATGCATATTGGGAAATAATAATCATACAGAATTAGATCAATTTGAAGGTGTTGTTAATTCAATTATTGATGGATTTATTGAAAAAAATAATACAAAAACAATTAATTATAGTGGTTTTAATATTAAATTAAATAAAGAAGTCTGTTTTATTTGTGATGAAACCCAAGATTTAACAATTGATTATAGTAAAGCAATAATAAAAATAATGAGAAATAAATATATAGATTCATATATTGTAGGTGATAAATTACAAAGTTTAAAAAATATAGAAAATTGTTTTACATACTTAATGGATAATGAATTTTCATATATTAATAAAAAATCATTTGAATATATTAATATTTGTAGAAGATTTTATCATCCAGAATTAGTAAAATTTGTTAATAGTATTGTTCCGTTTACTAAATATCAATTACCTTCTATAATTCCATACAAAGTAGAAAAAGATAGTAATAAAGTAGCAAAAGATAGTGATAAAGTTGTTAATATCTTTATTGGTGAAAATATATATAGTAGAGATAAGGATAAGGATAAAAATATAATAAATAGTGAAGTCGAAAAAATTATGGATTATTATATTAAAGAAGTTGACCAAAATGATTATAAACCAAATGATTTTTTATTTGTCACTATATTTACTGATAATAATCCTTTGGTTAATGCAATTGAAACTGCAATTAGTATATATTGGAATAAAAAATACAAGAATAATAATTTTGAAAGATACGCAATTTTTCATAAATGTGTAAAAGGGAAATCAATCAATTTATCTGAGTCAGAAAATGCTACAAGATTAGTTTCAATTATTAGTTCAAAAGGTGATGGAAGAAATATTGTATTTGTTATTGGATTAGATGAACAAAGCTTAGTAATATCTAGTAAAGAAAATAATAATTTAATTTATGATTCTTTGATTCATGTAGCTCTTACCCGAATGAAAAAAAAAATATATATAAGAGTTATTAACAATAATGATGATATTTGTGACAGGATGTTAAATTATGCATATGATACCAATGTCAAAATTAAACCTAATTTATTAATTTCAAAAAAGATAAAATATCAAGAAATAACTAATTCTATCAAAACAAATGATGATTTTGAATCATTAAGAAATAAAATTATAAACGAATGTAATAATTTAAAATTTAATCAGAAAGATGAAAAAAAAATTATTGATAAAGGACATCATAATATTAGATATCCATCAATGATGATATATTTATATATTAAGATTATTAATAATGAAAAGAAAATTAATAATAGTGAAGTAAAAAAACAAATTCAGGCTAAATTTTATAAAGTTAGAGGTTCAACAATTTATCAAACAGATAAATGGCAGGATTATAATAATCATCAAAAAAAAAATGAAATTGCCATACTTAAATTATCTGATAATGGTAAAGATTATAATAAATATTATAATATTATTTATGATTTTATGAATAGTGTCAAAAATAAAATCAATGAAATATTTAATAACAAAATAAATATGTTATGTCCATTAGAAAGTATAATTTTATATTTTATGACACAAATATGTGGAAATGGACTTTATGCTGATATTACTATTAATGATATATACAATGTGATAGATATTTATTCAAAATCTTTTAATTATAATATTAAAGGACATGATGATTGTTTATGCAAAAAACACTTTAAACAACAAACAAACAAAATAAACAATAAAATAAGCAGTGAAATAAAACAAATGAATAACTATTTATTAAATCATTATGAACAAATTTACAATATGGGAAAAATTTATGAACAGTTTTTAAACCAATTTCCTAAAGTTAATTGGTTAATTGATCACCGAATTAATTTAAATGGTATTAACAATGATTTTAATATTAACAAAAAATTTCAACTGATTGGATACGATAATGAAAATACATTTATTATTTATTGCAAACCTCAATTAAACAATCTCAATTATAATCAAACTTTAGTTGATAGTATATTTGATACATTTTTAATCAATAATGTTAAAAAACCACTTGAAGATATGAAAGAAGATAAACCATATAATAAATCTTTGGAAGATTATAAGAAATTTAATAACAAAAATATTAAAACAATTTTATTTTCATTGGATAAAAATGATTTTATGACATTAGAATGGAAAAACGATAATGAAAATTTAATAATAAAATATAGAGATCTAATTGTAGAAAAAATTAAAGATAAAATTATAAGTAAATATTTTATTGAAAGTAAATATATTTATTATTTTTATAAATATTATAAAGATATATCAATAGAAGACAAATTAACACCAGAGAAAACTATTAAAAATATTATCAGTAAATTCAAAGAAGATAAAAATTATGATAAAATACCAGAATTTATTATAAGATTTTTATACAAAATTCAGCATAAATTAGATGATTGTCGTGATAAGAAAGAAAAACAAAAAATAATTGATGAACTTGATGATAAAAACATTTTTTTGGAAAAAATAAATGATAGAATAAAAGAATCTATTGAAGATTTCTTAGGAATAGAAGAAGATACATGTCAATAATTAAGGGAAAGTATTTTTAATTATAATAATTTGTAATAAAAAAATATTTAGTTTTTATTATGCAGTACAATTTAAAAATTTATTTATATATATATATGAAAAAATAAAATATTATTATCAATAATTAATAAAATATTTAATTATTTTATTAATAAAAATATTATTAAATTTAATATATAAAGAATTCATCAATAATATTTATTTTATAATATAAATTGTTGATATAAATATATTAAATACAACTTAAAAAAATACAAACATAAATTAACAATAATAATTATAAAAATACCAAATCATTAATATAATATTGATGAAAAATATAATAAATTAATAAATATATCATACATCATATATTTAAAGAAAAATATTATAAAAAATAGCTAAATTTATTGCATAGCGTTGCGCGGCCGGCAATTAAGCCATATATTATTGATAAAATTAATTAATTTTATCAATAAGTTTATGATTAAAAATATTTAATAATTATTTTCAAAAGGATCTTTATTTTTTATAATTATTTTTTAATTTAATATAGCATCTTCTTTATTATCAATATATATTTAATCGTATTTTTAATTATTTATTATACAAAAATTATATAAAAATATAAAAATTTGATTTATTATTTAGAAAACTTATTAAAAATAATATATTATAACTAATAATGAACATCAATAAAAAAATAAAATACGATAATTGTGATATATTAATAAATCAAAATGATATAGAATATTATGGTTTTGATAAAAATAAAACTTTAGCTGAAATAATTGATTTAGCAATTAATAATGATTGTTAAATTATTATTAAAAATTGATTTAATAGAAAATGGTATATGAAAGATAAAAATAAAGACATTAATTTTTTACAAACAAAAATTAATAATAATGTGGGTATTAGTAGTGAAGGAGTATGTTGTTATTTAATTGAATGAAAATAGTAAGATAAAATACATAAAGGTGCACTACAAATATATTTATTCATTTTATAAATAATAATTTATTAAAGAATAACTTATTATTTATAAAATGAATAAATATACATTCTTTATTTCTTGTATTTTTTGTGTCCAAAATTCATTTTTTTCTAAAAAAATAGTTTTTATATTTATCATCTTGTATAAATTTAGTCCATGAAGCATGAATTGTTTCATCTTTCATAATGTTTTCATTTTTTGAATAATTTGTTTGTTGATGATTAATCCACTTACATAATTTTTTAATTTCAATATCTTTACTATGTGTTGTTGGTCTCTTACTATTTTTTATAATATATTCTTCAACTAATTTCAAATTCATATACCAACCTTCATTATTTGATAAAAAATATTGTTTATATTTTGTAGTGAATTCTAACCATGTTTTTCTAATTATTTCATCTTTCATAATCTTTTCATTTTTTGAATAATTTTTTTGTTGAGTACTAATCCACACACCTAATTTTTTAATTTCAATATCTTTACTATGTGTTGATGGTCTACTACTATTTTTTATAATATATTCTTCAACTAATTTCAAATTCATATACCAATCTTCATTATTTGATAAAAAATATTGTTTATATTTTGTAGTGAATTCTAACCATGTTTTTCGAATTGTTTCATCTTTCATAATGTATTCATTTTTTGAATATTTTATTTGTTGATTACTAATCCAGCCACCTAATTTTTTAATTTCAATATCTTTACTATGTTTTGATGGTCTCTTACTATTTTTTATAATATATTCTTCAACATCATCTAATCTTTTTATCCATATTTCATGATTATTTTGTAAAATACCAATACTATTATAAATCATATTATACTTAAATTCGATATTTTCATTCATATCTTCGTCATCATCTATTTCTTCCATTTTCTCAACCGATATATAGCCACCCAAATTTTTAGATTCAAATGATTTTTTTATACGATTATCATTTTTTGATATTATTTTTAAAAAATTACAAATATTTTTTTCATCTTCTTTTGATGAAAATGGTAAAATTATATTTGCAATTGTTTTTGTTGAATGTAATCTTAATGCTCTTCCAATAATTTGAATTAATGTTGTTTTATTTGTTGGTAAATGCATAAAACATACTCCTTTTGTTATAGGTGCATCAAATCCTTCTACTAAGATTCGTACATTTATTAAAAAGGGTATTTCACCATTTTTATATTTTTCAATAATATTATTTCTTTTCTTTTTAGGTGTGTTACAATCAATATATTCAGAGCAATGTAATTGTAATTTATTCATTAATTTATTAATTTCTATTCCTTCTTTTTGAGAATTACAATAAATAATTATATTTTTATAATTAGTTAATAAATGAGTGCATATATTTTCATTTGTAGGATCATCATTAAATATAGGAATATGTATAGTATAATCACATAAATATTTTAAATCAATCATAGTTCTTATATCTTTTGTATAATATTCAAAATTATCAATAGGATCAATAGTTGCAGATAAATAAACATTATTATTATACATCACTAAATTTTTCATAATTTTAGTATAATTTTTATAATGAACAAGTTCTTTATCATCATCTTCAATAATATTTATTTTATCATTATTATTTATAGAGTTATTAACAGAATTATTACAACTATTATCATCACTATCATTATCACTATAATCATCGCTATTATCATATTCATTATCATATTCATCATATTCATCATTACTATTATAGTCATTACTATAATCATCATTTTCATAAATAATTGGTTTATGAATATGGTGTGCTTCATCAATAAATATTTTTTCAAAATTTGAAAAATAATTTTGAAGAAGATGAACAGAGTTAAATACACATATAGTTATTAATTTATTTTCATCAAAAGTTTGATTATTATCACCAATTAACTGAATTTTATTTTTTAAATTTGATTTGTGTTGAATAATTTCTTTTTTTAATTGTTCCATTAAAATAATTCTTGGAACTAAAATTAAGTATTTGCATTTATCTTTCATTGAATAAATAATAATTGAATTTTTTCCAGTACCTGTAGGTAAATTTATTACAACATTTTTTATATTTTTAGTAATAATTTCAATAGCTTCTTTTTGATAATCTCGTAATTCAAAATTATTATTAATATAAGGATATTTTGGCGGATTATTTATTAATTCTTTACAAAATAAAATTATATCTTCTTTATCATATTTTTTATCAATAAATAATTCATGTCTTTCTAATAAATTTTCAGATAAAGTACAATCATTATTTCTTGTGATAATTAAATTGTCCCATCTTATAATAGGTTTTTTTAATTCAATACTAAAAATATTTTGGCTTCCAAAAAAAGTAGCACAATCTTTCCAAGTTAAAGTATTTTTTCGTAATTTGCATTGTACAATTGTTTTTTCTAGATCAGAACAATCAATACCAGTATCATTTCTAGTCATTTTATTAATTTCTTTAAAATTTGGGTCTATGTCATCATATTCATAAAATTGTTTTGAATATTCTTCAGATAATTTAATACAAGAATAGTATTCAAAAATCTTCCATAAATCATTATTATCTAAGTTTTCTTTTTTTGATTTAATAAGATCTGTATATCTTTCAAAAATATAGATTTTATAATTATTATTATAATCCATTATATATAATATTATTATTATTTGTATAAATATATTTAAAATCAATTTTTAAATTTTTTATAAAAAATACTGTTTAAAGAAAAATACAAACATAACTTTACAATAATAATTATTAATTATTAATAAAATAAATTAGATTAATTAATAAAATATTTAATTATTTTATTAATAAAAATGTACTTAAATTAAATTTATAAAGAATTTATCAATAATATTTATATTAAAATAAAAGTTGTTGATATAAATATATTAAATACGATTTAAAGAAAAATACAAACATAATTTTACAATAATAATTATAAAAATACAAAATTATTAATATAATATTGATGAAACATTTAATAAAATAATAAATATATGATATATATTTAAAGAAAAAATATTATAAAAAATAGCTAAATATATTGCCTAGCTGTACGCGGCTTTAAAAATATATATAGGGAGAATATAACAATAATCAAAATGACAACCAAAATAAAATTCAAAAATCAATATGTATTATCAAGAATAGAGGAAAATAAATTAATTAAAATTTCATTCATAATTCAAGAACTTAAACAAATAGCCCCATTATTAAGTGATGTTGAATTATTAAAATTATATAATAAATCAATATCCATACATCAATGTAAAATTCAAGGAAACGGAAATTTTCTTGAAAATGACATTTTAGTAGGAATGTTAGATGAAACTAATATCCCATATAAAAAACAAGTCACTATAAACAAGTCAGGAATAATTGTAGGTTTTAATCAAAAAAAAGGTAAATGTTATCATATTATAGATTTTGTAATTGGAGAAAGTATTGAAGTAGGTAAATCAATAACAAAATACAAGGTTATTAGCTGTAAAACTACTTGTAGAGAAAGATGGACGCAAGACGATTGGAGTTATACATTTATACCAAAATTATATATTTTATTAACAATATCAGATGATTATCCATCATCTACAAGATTTATAGAAGATATACAAAGAAAAATAATAACATGTATTCCTAAAAGAAAGGATGATAGAATATAT